AAAAAAGGTAAAAAATAATGGGTGGACTAGGTATTGCTAAAAGAGGATTTGGATTAGCTAGAGTTGGAATGGCTAAAGGTGGTTCTTTATTTAAAGGAGGAGAAACTTATGGTGAAGAATTAGGAGAAGCTAAAGCAGTTGCTTCTAAAAAAATTTCACCTAAACAATTTGTCAAAGGCGAAAAATCTGAAGGACATAAAGGCGAAGAAAAAGGAGCTGCAAAAATAGCTAAAAAAATAGCATCTGGAAAAATGTCACCAAAACAATATGCTACAATGGAAACTTCTGAAAAAATGGCAAAAGGTGGTATGATTAAAAAAGCTATGCATAGAATGCCAAGCGGAAAAAAAATGAAAAACTCTGCCATGAAAAAAAATAAAAAATAAATTTCTAATGGGTAAATCTAAAAGAAAACAATTTATTGATCTAGCTAAAAAAGGTGGAACAAGACAAGATTTTATAGATCTTGCTGAAGACCTTGGAAATGGAAATACAGAGGATGATATTGTGGTTCCTATAGAACCACCCGTAGAACCAAAACCATCAGGAAAAGCTAAAGGTGGTCTTATAAAAGGAATGCCTAAAATTGCATTAAGAGGTTATTAATGGTTAAACTTTGTCCAAGAGGAAAAGCAGCAGCAAAAGCAAAATTTGACGTATATCCGAGCGCGTACGCAAACATGTATGCTAGTGCAGTTTGTTCTGGTAAAATAGTTCCAGGCGGACGTAAAAAGAAAATGCATGGAGGAAGTATTTCACAACAAAGAAAAATGGTATCTAATTATAAACAAGGTGGTGTTGCAAAAGGTTGCGGCGGTGTAATGGAAGATAGAAGAAAAGTTACAAAAAAATATTAATATGGCAAATGGTCTTAGAAAATGGGTTCAAGAGAAATGGGTAGATATCGGATCTAAGCGTAAAGATGGATCTTATGCTCCTTGCGGGAGATCAAAAGGAGAAAAAAGAAAAGGTTATCCAAAATGTGTACCATTAGCAAAAGCTAGATCAATGTCAGAAGGTCAAAGACGTTCAGCGGTTGCAAGAAAAAGAGCAGCAGGTAATACTGGACCTAAACCAACTAATGTTAAAACATTTGCTGGAAGAAAAGATATGAGAGCTGGAGGATTAGCATGAGCGGAGATAAATATTATAAACAAGAACGAGCAAGACAAGCTCAATTTAAAAAATCTGAAGAAGAAATGGATAGACTTTACAAAAAGGAACTTGAAAAGGAAAGACAATTTGAATATCTTAATTCTTTACATCCAGAAGATTCAACAAGAGAATATAATCCAGTTGAATATTATAAAGAAGGTGGATTAGTTAGTAGAGGACAAGGAAGAGTTATTAAAATTAAAAAAACTAAAATGTATTAATGGGTGATATTTCATTACGTGGACAAGGTAGAGCAATGTTAGCATCTGGATCAACTCCAGCATGGCAACGTAAAGAAGGTAAAAATCCAGCAGGTGGATTAAATAGAAAAGGTATTGCTTCTTATAGAGCCGCGAATCCTGGTTCTAAATTATCAATGGCAGTAACAACAAAACCAAGTAAGTTGAAACCTGGTTCAAAATCTGCTAATAGAAGGAAGTCTTTTTGTGCCAGAATGAAAGGTATGAAAAGTAAATTAACCTCTGCAAAAACTGCAAGAGACCCTAACTCAAGGATTAATAAATCTCTACGTAAGTGGAATTGTTAATATAACAACGAAAGGAAAGACATGGACGCAGTAACATTTATAAGTAAACTTCAAAAATTTATAAGAGACCAATATCAAGGAATAGGTGATTCAATGATATCTGGAACAGTTGACAGCATGGAGAAATACAAGTATATGCAAGGACAGGCAAATGCCTATCAAACAGTAATTCAGGAAATCTCTAACCTGCTAAATAAGAAGGAGCAAAGTGATGAAAAAGGAAACGTTATCGACCTCGGAAAAGGAAGTTCCAAAGATAAACCTAGGTCTTGAAGAAAAATATAAAGAAGAAGCTAAAACAGCTGAACCTACCAAAGAACCATTAAATCCAGAAAATATAAAACCTGTAATTGATGAGTTGCCAACACCTAGTGGTTGGAGAATTTTAGTATTACCATTTACACCAAAAGAAAAAACATCTGGTGGAATTATTATTGCACAAGAATCTTTAGACAGATTACGAATCGCAACAAACTGCGGTTATGTTTTAAAAATTGGACCATTAGCTTATTTTGATAAAGAAAAATATCCAACAGGCGCATGGTGCAAAGAAGGCGATTGGGTTATTTTCGCGCGTTACGCGGGATCACGACTACCAATCGAAGGCGGTGAAGTTCGTATATTAAACGATGATGAAGTATTAGGAACAATTCCTGATCCTGAATCTGTACTTCACTATATATAAACCATAGGAGAAAACTATGCCAGAAGACAAAAACGCAAAGACAGTTGATATAGATACATCTGGACCCGGAGTTGATGTTGAGTTAGAAGATACATCTAAACCCGAATCAGAGGTAGTTGAAACTGTTGAACAAGAAGCAGCTCCAAAAGCTGAGAAGTCTAGTGATGCAAAAGTTGCAGCCGAGACACAAGCCACTAGCGACTCGCCACAAGACGCGAGCGACGAGAACAAAACAAAGAAAGACGAATTAGAAGATTACAGCGAAGGTGTACAAAGACGTATTGCTAAGTTAACAAAAAAAATGCGAGAAGCAGAACGTCAAAAAGAAGAAGCCCTTCGATATGCAGAAGTATTAAAAGTTGAAAAAGATGCAACTATTAAAAAATATTCTGTATTAGAAAATGTAAGTGTCAAGGAACGAGAAGCGAGGATCAATTCAGGTCTTGAAGCAGCAAAATCTAAGCTTAGAGAAGCTAGACTTGCTCAAGATATAGAAGCAGAAGTAACCATTCAAAAAGAAATAGCTAGACTTGGTTATGAAGAAGCTCGATTAATTGATACTAAGCAAATGTATGAAAATACACAAAAAGAAGCTCCTAGAACTGACATCAATTTAAATAGGACCTCTCAAAGACCAGAAATACCCGATTCTAAAGCTGAATCTTGGGGAGCTAAAAATAGATGGTTTGGATCTGATTCAGCTATGACTTACACGGCTTTTGACATACATAAAAAGCTTGTAGATGATGAAGGATACGACCCAGCAAGTGACGAATATTATGTGGAAATTGATAAAAGAATAAGACTTGAGTTTCCCCATAAATTTGATAAGAATGCAACAACGGAAACGACTAGACCGACACAACAAGTAGCTTCAGCGAAGCGAAGTGTAAAACCTGGTCGCAAAACTGTGAGACTCACACCTTCTCAAGTTGCTATCGCTAAAAAATTAGGAGTGCCATTGGAAGAGTATGCGAAACAATTAAATATCACGAAGGAGGTATAGGCATATGACAAACGAAAAAATTAAGACCCCACGTGCGAGCCAAACTAGGACTGCTGAAAAGAGACCTACAACTTGGACTCCACCATCAAGTTTAGATGCACCGCGCCCAAAAGACGGTTTTATACACCGTTGGATTAGACTCGAAGTTTTAGGTCAGGATGACACTAAAAACGTTTCGAATAAATTAAGAACCGGATGGGAGTTAGTGAGAGCTGACGAATATCCAGGTGAAAATTTTTCGACGATTCAAGACGGAAAATACGCGGGAGTAATCGGACATGGAGGCCTTGCGCTGGCAAGGATACCTGAAGAAGTCGCAAAGGCTCGTAATGCTTATTTTGCAAAACAAACTAAGGATCGAGAAGATGCAATTAATAACGACGTCTATAAGGATCAGCATCCAAGTATGCCAATCAATAGTGAGAGGCAGACTCGTGTAACTTTCGGTGGTACCAACAAAAAATAATTTTTTTGTAATACCAACGATTAAATAAACTTAAACAAGGAAAAAACTATGGCTAACCCAAACGCAGCCTTCGGTTTACTACCGATAGGCAAAGTTGGACAGAATAGAGATGCTCAAGGTTTAAGTGAATATAACATTGCGGCAAGTAGCTCAGCTATTTATCAAAATGACCCAGTAACAGCAGCGACAACTGGATACATTACGGTAGCTACTACTACTGATCAATTGTTAGGTTCACTAAACGGAGTTTTCTTTACGAATGCTTCAACTAAGAAACCAACATGGGCCAACAACTTAGCAGCTTCAAACACTGCTACAGATATCGTGGGCTATGTTACAGATGACCCGTATGAGAGATATGAAGTGCAAGCTTCAGGATCTCTGGCAATTGCAGACATTTTCTTAAACGGAAATGTGGTATATACAGCTGGATCTTCAGCTAATTTTGTATCTAAAGTACAAATAAATACTACTGGATTGGCAGTTTCCACAGGTGCTCAAATGCGAGTTATCGGTGTAACAAAAGACAACAGTAGAAATGAATTATTAAATGCAACAACTTACTCTACGAACGTAGTAGTAACTGCTATCATTAATAACCATTTCTATAAACAATTTACAGGAATATAAGAATATGGCTATCTCAAGAGGACAACTAGTCAAAGAACTAGAACCAGGATTGAATGCACTATTCGGCCTGGAATATAAGAGATATGAGAATCAGCATCTTGAAATTTTCGATACTGAAACTTCAGACAGAGCTTTCGAAGAGGAAGTAATGTTATCAGGTTTCGCTAACGCGGATATCAAGCCGGAAGGATCTGCAGTTACATTTGATAACGCGCAAGAAACTTTCACAGCTAGATACACTCACAACACTATAGCACTTGCTTTCGCAATCACTGAAGAAGCGATTGAGGACAATTTGTATGACAGACTTGCGTCTAGATATACAAAAGCATTAGCAAGATCTATGGCAAATACTAAGCAAGTAACAGGGGCTAACGTTTTAAATAACGCATTTAGCGCTTCTTATGTTGGTGGTGACGGAGTTGCTTTATTAAGCACTTCACATCCTACAATTGCTGGTACGTTTAGCAACACGTTAGCTACAGCTGCGGACTTAAACGAAACTTCATTAGAACAATCATTGATTGATATCAATGCATTTACTGATGAGCGTGGTTTAAAAATTGCAGCTCAAGGTGTTAAATTAATCATTCCAAAAGAATTACAATTCACAGCGGAAAGATTAATGAAATCAGCAGGTAGAACTTCTACTTCTGATAATGACATCAATGCAATCAAATCAATGGGAATGGTTCCACAAGGTTATGTGGTTAACAATTTCTTAACTGATACTGATGCATTTTTTATCAAAACTGACGTTCCAAACGGTATGAAGATGTTCGTAAGAGCACCTATCAAAACTGCTATGGAAGGTGATTTTGATACTGGTAACGTAAGATACAAAGCTAGAGAAAGATACAGCTTCGGCTGGTCTGACCCTAGAGGTATGTACGGTTCTCCAGGTGCTTAATCTATAAGCATTTTTTATTTTTGGGGCCTCTTTATGGGGCCCCTTAAATCTGATAGAAAGAATGAATTATGACAAAATTGTTTCAAGTAAAACTTAGAGCTTATGGTCACAAGGCTAGTTTTAACATTGAAGCAGAAGATAGTGCAGAAAGTATAGAATTAGCTATCCTTGACAAAATAGGAAAAAAAGGTATATTACTTAAAGACAGCATGCGATCTTTTGCTAAAGATAAATGCTGGATAACCTATGAGGAGGTTGTAGATGATATCAGTTCAAAACCTTTACACGAAGAAAAGGTCGTTAGAACTTGATTGGGAGCAACACTACGTTCAAGAGGGAAAGTATACTCTTGATATGGTTAGGATCGACGAAGAGATTCGAAGAATCATTAACCAAATTAAATTGTCTGAAGCAGAGATTGCTCATAGACAAATTAAAGTAGAAATGGCTGCTCCTGAATTTTCTATAGCGGGCTAAAAACCTAGCTATATATCCGAAAAGTAGATTTTCGATGCAGGTATCCCTTGCACTATTTAATAAATTAAGCTATATTTTAATCACTATACATTAACTTCTGATCTAGACGCGTATAGTCGACGGCCTAGAGACTAGATTGGAATAACTAGGAGAATAAAACTATGGCAACATCAACATTTTCAGGACCAGTAGTATCCAAATCTGGATTTATACAAACGGGACCTGCAAACGTAATAACTGCAAACTCAAGCACAACTTTAACAGTTGCTGAGCACGCAGGAAGAATAGTCTACAATAGTGGCGCTGGCGCGGTAACTTATACATTACCAGCAATCAACGCTACAGCTGATTCAGCAAATGCTGGACCAGGAGCAGATTATAATAACTCAAATAACCTTGGCGCAAAATTTACAATTTTTTCTGATACCACTAAAACTGGTTCTTTAATTGTACAAGTTGCAAACGCAACTGACGTTATGTCAGGTCGTGCTATGTTTGTAGATGACACTTCAGATAATACAGTTGGATTTAATACATCCGCTTCATCTGATACTGTTACTTTAAACGGTTCGACAACAGGCGGTATAGCACCTTCAATAATTGAATGTGTTGCATTAGCAACAGGTAAATGGGCAGTAACTGTAAGTTCATCTGACACAGGTACACCAGCTACTCCATTTAGTGCTGCGGTATAATAATTAATTTTTAAGGAGCTCGAAAGGGCTCCTTAATTAAAAGGAGAAAAATATGAAGGGTGATGTAAAACCAGTCGCGATAGCGAGTAATATTAGTACTGCAGTTTTATTTACTGGACCAACAAGATTAAGAGGATTTATTGCACAATCAACTGGAAGTTCAGGGACTGCTGTAATTAATGGTTTATTAAATGCTACTACTGTTAGCACTTCTTTAACTACACAAGTTTATATTCCAATTTCTGTTGGAGCAGGACAAGTAGAAACTTTAAATATTGCGGAAGATGGAGTTCTATATGCTGAACGAAATGGTACTGCAATAATTGATGGTATTGGAATTGTAAGTAATACTAGTGCTTTAGCAATTACATTATTTATAGATAAGTAGGAGTCAATTATGGCTTCATCAGGAACTACAGTTTTTGAAAAAACTTTCTATATTGATGATATTATATTAGAGTCATTTGAAAGAATCGGTATGATTAATAATACCGGTCATCAGATGAAAGCCGCACGTCGCTCGCTGAACATTATGTTTCAAGAGTGGAGCAATCGAGGTCTTCATTATTGGGAAGTTGCACAAAACACAATTTCAATGGTGGAAGGTCAATCTGTTTATACTATTTATAGATCTTCAGGAGATGGTACTTCAGATGGTACATTTAGTTATTTAGATGGTGCACTTACTGCAATCGCTACAACAATTACATTAGATTCAGTTTGGCAGTTTCCAACATCTGGAACTTTATTAATAGATTCAGAACAAATTACTTATACAGGTACTAATACAGCTAATAATACAATAACAGGATGTACAAGAGGAGCTAATAGTACAACAGCTGCAACTCATACCGATAATACAGCAGTTTATAATTATGCTTCTATTACATATGGTGCTGATGATATTTTAGAAGCAAGTTATAGAAACACACAGCAAGATCCAGTTGTAGATTTTCCACTTACAAAAATTAGCAGATCTGGTTACAGCGCTTTATCTTCTAAATATTCAGAAGGAACACCGACTCAATATTACGTACAAAGACTTATAGATAAAATTACAATCACTTTATATTTAACACCGGGTTCAGCTCAAGTAGACAACGTAATGTTTTATTATTATGCAAAAAGAATTCAAGATGTTGGAGCTTATACAAATATAACAGATGTTCCATATCGATTTGTTCCGTGCATGTGCGCGGGACTTGCTTATTATTTATCAGTTAAATTTGCACCACAACGTGGACAAGAGATGAGATTATTATATGAGGATGAATTAAAAAGAGCATTAGAACAAGACGGCTCTCCTTCAAGTTCATTCATAACACCTAAACTTTACTATCAGAGCTTATAATGGGAAATTTATCTGGAGGCAGACGTGCTTATATGATCTCCGACCGATCGGGTCAGAGATTTCCATATCAAGAGATGGTACAAGAGTGGAATGGTTCATGGGTTCATACTTCTGAATATGAAGCTAAACAACCGCAACTTGAACCAAAACCAGCAGTTGCAGATCCACAAGGTTTACAATATGCACATCCTGATAGAGTAGAACCTCCTGTATTAATTTCATTAGATCCTAATCCTTTTCAATCAATTAAATATTCTGGAACTACTTATATAAATGTTTATGAAGAAAATCATGAAAGATCTACCGGTAACACTGTAAGATTTAGAGGCCCAACTAGTCCTACTGGTTTTCAAAATGTACCTTCTTTTGATAATGTTACTGATATTTCAAATGCAAATGGTTTCTCTATTATAGTTGGTAAAATAAATTCATCTGGTAATGTAAGTGATACTACAAATTATTATTATTTTGTAAGTACTAGTACAGCAACAACGGGAGGAGTTACGGGCGGCGGGGGACAATGTTCTTCTGGTCCAGTAACTCTACAAGCTTAATATGACATACGCAGAACTAACAGCAAAAATTAGAAACTACACAGAAGTAGATTCAAATGTATTTACACAAAGTATTATTGATGGATTTATATTAGATTCTGAATATAGAATTTTAAGAGAAGTAGATTCTGATAATAATAGAAAATATGCAACTGCAACTGTTGTTGCAAGTCAAGCATATGTAAACACACCTTCTGTAGGAACAGATCAAACTTTAATTATAAGAGAAGCTCAAATCATTCCAAGTGCTACATACACTGGTCCTAATGCTGTAGTAGAATATAGAGATACTGGATTTATTAATGAATATAATGCTAGTAATTCAACAGGATTACCTAAGTATTTTAGCTATTGGGATGAAGATACTATAGTGTTAGCCCCTATTCCAGATCTAGTATATACTATGCAGTTAAATTATATATTGAAGCCAACAGGATTATCTGCTAGTAATACAACATCATATTTAAGTAATCAGTTTCCCACTGGTTTATTATATGCATGCCTTGTTGAGGCATATGGATTTTTAAAGGGTCCGGCAGACATGATACAATTTTATGAACAAAAGTATCAAAGTGTGCTACAAGGATTCTCTATTGAACAAATGGGAAGAAGAAGACGAGATGAATTTCAAGACGGTTCACCTCAGATTCAAAAACAAGGATAGGAAAAAATTATGGCAATTACACAAGCAATACCAAATTCTTTTAGAGGTGAACTTCTAACAGGAACACACAACTTTACAGCAGCAACAGGAAACGTTTTTAAATTAGCTCTCTATACATCTGCTTCAACTATGAGTTCGGCAACAACAGTTTATGCAGCTACATCAGAAGTTGCAAATTCTGGTCAGTACGTAACAGGTGGTGGAGTTTTAGTAAATGTATCACCAGTTGTTTCAAGTGGTGTTGCATTTATAGATTTTGATGATATTTCTTTTACTGGAGTTACTTTAACTGCGGCAGGAGCTTTAATTTATAATACATCATCTTCTAATAAAGCAGTAGCTGTATTAAGTTTTGGTGGAGATAAAACTGCAACGTCTGGAACTTTTACAATTCAGTTTCCAGCAGCAACAACAGCAGCGGCAATTCTAACTATTGCATAATAGGAGTAACCTATTATGGCAAACGATAATTGGGGTCAACTTACCTGGAACACAGGATTTTGGGGACAACAAAATAGCGCTAGTGTTTCTCTTACAGGTTTTAAATTAAACACAGTTTTAAATAGTGTAGTCACACCACTGGGTGTAGATGTAAGTGTTACACGTCAATCATTAACTACATCTTTAAATAGTGTAACTCCAATAGGAACAGCGGTTTTAACTTTAACAGGTCAATCATTAACTGCTTCTTTAAATAGTGTAACTGCAGCAATAGGCATAAGTGTAAGTGTTACTCGTCAATCATTAACCACATCTTTAAATTCAGTAAGTATTTTAGGAGAAATTAATTCTGGATGGGGTAGATTAACTTGGGGTGAAAATGAATGGGGTGTAACTGATTCAATTGCTGTTAGTGTCACGGGTCAATCATTAACTACATCTTTAAGAAGTGTAACTGCAAT